AGCAGGTGAAATAAGAGTAAACGAATTAATAACATACACCTTATTAACCGATGACGAAGAAAGGGATATATATTTAGGAGAATTGTATAAACGCGACTTCCAAATGTCCAATTTTTCGGTTTCAAATGTCCAATTTTTGCCGTAAAATCACCGTTTTTTATAATTCTTTTCAAATAGAAAATCATCAATCTGTTTACCTAAATCAGCTACTATATCAGGATTCTGGTATGTATCAGCAACCCATATTTTACCCAGCTTAGTTAAGTAAAACTCATTGTGCGTAGGCTTATAATAGTAATCAAGTTCATTGTTTGTGTATGCAAAATAAACGCCTGTATCAACCTCTAATACTTGGTATACACAAAAATGACCACGATACGTTATTGCTATTCCACTGAATAAAAATTCCACAGCCGCAATTTATAAAAAAAGCCCCTCTAAGAATAAAGGGGCTTTAACCAAAACCAACTGCTTATGAAAAATTTATACAAATGCTTTTGAAGCCGAGTTTAAAAGGCTTTTAAAATCCTTTCTCGCCGCTTCAGTATCTTCTTGAGGATTTGCAACCCATTTCTTATAGTAATCATCAATTGTTACGATATGCCTTTCCTTCACCTTAACACATAATGTTTCAAATGAAACTTTATAGCCATCAACCGCGTTAAAGCATAAAAAGCGTCTTACATCGCCTGCACCATCTTTCTTAATGCATGTACCAATTGCAGCGCCGGGCAACGCGCTCCACACGCCTACATCACCCTGTATGCCTGCATAATTGTTATTTACGCCATACATGCCATTGCCGCTTTCATTCCTGAAAATGGCATAAGCCATCCGCACGGAATCAACCCCATATTTTGCAACCAATGTTTTTGCAAATACAACTACAATTGGCATTTCAATACTTGTACGCTGGTAAGGCACTTCAGGCAATAACGGGTATGAGTTATGTATTTCCATAGTTAAACGCTAAACTTTATAAATCGTAATGCAATACTACCAGCCAATGCAACACTTACACCAACCAAGCCAAATAAATAATCGTTCTTTAACCTTCGTTGTTTATCTGTTGCAGATAGCTGATTATAATAAAGCGATGTATATGCCTTTAAAGAATCATACGCCAAGCCCAATTGCCTGTTATCTACCGTAACCACTTTTACCGAATCATGTATGAACCTGGTTGTATAAATATGCGCTGTAATTGTATCTCTGATTGTATGAATCGCAATGGAATCATTTGGATATAAAGCGGTAGTATATGCCCACACTGTATCTGCTCTGCCAAATGATGTATCATGTACTAATTGAATAACACTATCATTCAAACACGGGTGCAACTTGGTATAATCAGCGCCAACCGCAGCAAATGCACTTTCATTCAATTCTACACGCTGTTTTGCGGTATCGATTTTCCTTTGACTTGAACAGCTACTAAGGCATAGTAAAGAAGTAGATACACCAACGATCAATAATGTTTTAGTGGTTGTGTTAACCGGTGTTGCTGTTCCTGTAGCTGCATTTGTACCCGATACAAAATTCTTACACAAATAGCCGATAGCTACGGTTAACATTACGCTGCCAATTGTTTTAATGTCTGCACCGCTTCCGGTAACCTTATCAGCCGCTAAGGATGATAAGCCGCTACCAATGGCCATAATAAGGCCGCTCACCAAATCTTTTAGGTCTATGGTGCCCAATATAGATGTGGAAGGGAACATAGCATTTTTGGCCACATACGTTAACACTGTGCCCAATGTTGTAATACCAAGCAACTCCCATGCAACCAATGTTGACGGGATGCCCGTAGTAAGTGTGGTTGCCAATACCGTTATGAGTGTCATAACGATGCCTTTTAATAAAGGTGATTTCATGTTATATGTTTTTTAGTGAATAATTTTTTCAATGAGATGATCTAACAAATAGCCCAAAATAGTGGCAACTGCAATAGCCAAAGCCCATAAAACTTTTAACCTGCCTTTGCTTTCGCTTCTTGCTTCCATAAGAATATCAACATCACTTCTCATGTCTTCGCTATCAGCTTCCAGCCTGTTTACACGGCCATTGGTTTTAGTTGTTTGCACCAATGTATCTGTCTATATCTTCTCCATTTTGTCAAACCGTCTTTCTATATAGCTAAATTGCTCTGGTGTCACGGGCTTTAAGTTTTAAAGTGAATTATCTTTTTGTTTTTGGCTTTATTGCTGGTGGATGTACAGCACTATCAATCAGCATGCGTGTGTTTGCTTCTATAAATTGCAGGTATGATTTTTTGATTGATGGCTTTTCATCTGCAACCTCATTTATCCATTGCAATAAGCCGTTGTAATTCTTTTCATCCAAGATGATGGCGTAAACCTTAATAACAGAATCTTGCTTTGCTGGTGCAACTGCACTTACTGTAGAATCCTTTTTTACTACTTCCTGTTTCGGTTTTACTGTCTTTGTTGTGTCCTGCGCAAACAATGTTGTTGCGAATAATACTAATACTACTGTTAATACTTGTTTTAACATGATTGTTGGTTTTTTGATTATTAATTATTGTTTTAAAAAGTTTCTTCCTGCATCAATTTTACCCGCAATAAAATCATCAGCAACCTGGCTACGTTGTGCAAGCTGTTCTAACACATAAGTGGCAGAAGCTGCTAAGTCTGTATCTGTTCCACTTGCCATTGTAGTAAGCTGTGTTAATAATTCGCCTTTAATATCTCTGTGTATCGATGATGTTTGAAATTCACTGCGTTGGCCTAACCCGTCATATATGCTCAATAATGCATCAGGTTGAATGTTTAATAAAACCATATCAGTAGTGTTATAACTTCCCGATTTAATTGCATTGCTTGCATCACGAATAGTAGCAAAGTATGTTTGAGCAACAACATTGCTCATAAACTCGCTGCAATAGCAGATATGTTGTTCTTGTAATTGTAGTGATAAGTCTTTCATGTATTTATTAGTTTAGTTGAACTGATTTAAGAGTACCTCCATCATTAGCCCAAAGCTTCAGAGCGCCGCTTGTGCTATTCTTGTACATTCGTGAATATCCTGCCGGAATATCGGTTGTTGTTGGGTCTGCCGATTGACTGGTAAATGCTACTGCTGCATTGCCGCTTAACGTCGCTAAACCTGTTGTGCGTATGGTTCCCTGTACATCAACCCTATAACCCGCATCGGTAAATGTGCCCCCGCCTTGAAACACCCAATTGCCACTGCTAAAAGCTTCCGCAGAAGTTGTACTGCCGGGATTAAATAATAAGGGTAAGCCTGAAGATGTGGACATAGTTAGATTGCTTGATACGCTTCTAACACTCGGAGTATATAAAGCATTAAAATATGAATTACCAGCAGCCACATAAAGCGACCAGTTATTTGAGCCTGAAAATGATACATTGCCCGTTGCGGCAGGTGGCCCCGCGATGTACACATTTGCTACAATACCCGAATAAGTTACACTTGTATTAGTTGAATTGAGTGAAGGAATTGCAAAGCTGTTAAATGCTGTTGTGAGCGAAACTGTACCACTTGCAGCAGTCGAATTATCCGTAGTAGTTGAAGCAGCAACATTAAACAGAGAGCCAGTAGTACCCCATGCGGTTTGCGATGCGCTAAAACCAATATTTAATGCCCCTTGCGGTTGCGCTCCTACGCCAACCCTTCCACCAAAGAAAACATTCCCACCAGCGTTATAAATTGAGTAATTATTTGTACCTCCTGTTGCAGAACTGCCAATATATAAAGTTGCAGTGTTTGTTACAGTTGCGCCGCCACTTGTAACGGTGCCAAGCGGATTAATAACCATATTGGCTAACCAGGCATGCGTTCCACTTGAAGCAGTTGTAATAGGCGATGAACCAATCACAGTATTTACATAACTATATCCAGAGGTCAATGTGCCAGTAGCAGAGCCATTTAAAGTAGCTCTAAAGAAGATATTGCTTGCACCTCCAAAAAGTAATGACGGAGTTGATGTGCTTACAATTGAACTACCGGATGTTACATAAGCATTAGAGCCAGCTCCAGAACCTGTTTGCAACCCGCCTGCCAATGTAGCTATGCCCGTTGTGCGCAATGTGCCCTGTACATCAAACAAGTAACCCGCGTCTGTAAATGTGCCACCCGCTTGTATAACTACATCACTTGTTGTAAATGCTTTTGCAAATGTTGTAGTACCATTTGTAAAGGTTAATCCTGCACTGCCACCGCCTGTAATATTGGTTGTATATAAGTTGCTCCAATATGTTGAACTGTTGCCAAGCGTATAAGTTAAATGAGTTGCAGGTATAATGTTCTGCGTTGTAACTGTATTGCTAAACGTTTTTGCACCTGTAATTGTTTGTGTACCTGATAAAGTAGAATACGTTGCAGATAAATCGGGAATGTCTGAAGAAATCAATACAAGCCCGTAACCGCTTGCTGTTGTCGGTGTGCCGGTTACCTTACTCCATGCTAAAGATGATGCACTTGTTAAGTAACCTGCATCGTTTGTAAAGCTTGATACATTTGTTGGGAATGTTCCAAAACTTCCATCACCTCTTACATATTGCAATGTTGTGCCTGTATAAGTTATTTTGCTTTGCGCCAAAGATGTAATCCATGAAGGATTGCTATAACTGCCAGTAGTATAAACTCCATTAGTTACCGTTGCGGCATTGCCTACACTTATATTGCTTAAACTTGTTGCATACCATTGATGTGTAACATCATTATATCCTACCAATTTTGGCGTGCTTGTAGTATCTTTTAATTGTGCAATAAAGTGAGATGTATTAGAAGTATCAGTCGTTATTCTAAGTGTCTTAACATCAAACGTTGTACTATCATAATACATGTTGAAATTATTATCCAACTCAAACCCTGTATAGTACTTTCTTATTTCTAACTGAAGGCGTGGTTTCCCTGTAGTATCTCCGGTTAATGGGTCAATGTTTTGCATTACATCGAACTGCGATTGAAATATTGAATCATTACCCCAATTAGTAACAGCACCCATGAAACCTTCTTGTGTGGTATAAGAAGTTTGATAGCCAGTTGTATAATTATAAGTACCTTGACCGAACGTTAAACCAAGTCCACCATGAACGTTGCCCCCAAATGTCATACTGCTCGAAGTAGTATCGCCTTGCGCAAAAAACTCTAACCCATCATAACCAACCTGAAAGCGGGCGGAATACCTGTTATCAGGATTATATTGCGGAACAAAGGTGAGGCGATACGCACTATCAATTTCCCAGCTATTGCCATTAAAATTGCTCCAGTAGTTATTGTACAAATTAGGGTTATTGGTAAGTGCCTTATCAAAGGTTGCATTCGTACTTATAACATCTCCCATATCCGTTACATACCAACCGGCAGTTGCACGGTCGTACCCTATAACAGAAGTTAAAGAAGGCTGATATTTTAATGGTGCAAAAAACCTGCTGTCGCTTTGTGTTGTATCAGTTATTGCAAGTATTGTATCTGTCGTAAGGTGTAGGCCATTTGTATGTAAATTAATTATGCCATTGCCGTACCCTAAATTCAGGTAATTATCAAAATTAAAAACAGGGTAACCACTTGTTGAAGTTGTTGTTACATCAAATCTTCCTTCCGGCTTATCAATATTTACACTTGTATAACCTGTATTGATATTTGTAATATAATCGCCACCCACTGTTTGAGTTATACTGAAAGCGTTTGAAGTACTATAAAAACCAATGCTGAAATTTTTTACATTACTAATGTTCAGATCAAAGTCATTCGCGTTGTGGTTTCTGTCACCGGTAAATGTAAAATCGGTGTTGCCAAAATTTGGCAGAAGATGTAACGTACTGTCACCAGCTAAAAAATAAGTAGCATCCCCATTGTAAGGCAACAGGTAATTGCCGCCAGCATGGCTAACTGCATTATCAACATATTTTTTTGCAGCGTATTCAGTTAATAAGGCTAAAGGATTAACGTTTAAAAGCGTTGTATCATTACTAATGCCAACTACTTTATACCCGCTTAGTTTAATGCTTTTTTTAGCAATCAAACTATCAACCTGTATTTGTGCAGATGCGCCGCCAATGCAGCCCAATAACAGCAATAAAAACAAAATTCTTTTCATACTTATCTTTTATAAATGATCGTAATTGTATCGGGTTGAACACCTGTAAAAAACAACCTCGTAACTGTTTTAAAAGGCTTTAAACCTGCTATTAAAATGTTGCCGTTTTCATCAGGCCCCGCAGCTTCAAAAACATCATCTGCCCCTGCGGTTGTGCCTACACTTATCCCGTCTGTTGTTGTAGTTAATTGAAACCACAGCATTTCTAAAATGCTTCCTGTTGGCATATCGTAATAAGCTTGCCCAATAGGCAGTATAACAGTGCTTTGCGTAGCCTTATCTGCTTTTTCATCCAGTATCTCTGCAAGGCCATCAATATTTTCAACAGGTATTGCATCATCTGTTTTATGCCAATAGCTATCATGCCAATCCCAAAATTGCTGCTGGGTTGGCTTGTCGCCTGTTTCGAAAAATGTTTTTAATATGTTCCGCAGCTTTATGGCCATTAGCTTATTTTTTCAATGAATACTTTAACTCGAAAAGGAGGCCTGTTTTCGTGTGCCAGTCCACCGCCTGTTTGATGTATGGCAGTTGCATCAACACCGCCACCATTATCCTCACCTGTAACATTGCCGGGCAATAAATGGCCATTCGGCGTGCCGTCTGTTCCATTTAATTTATAATCGATGCTATGGCCGTGTGCAGGCATTTCGGATGTGGTAAGCGTGTGTTTCTTTTCGCCACCTGTTGCGCCGACTGTGTTATAAATAATGTCCCAAATATTATTAACAGGGTCAACGTTTCTATCATCGTAACCAACAAGAAAATAACCGCGCAAATCTTCAGCGCCATTATTGCCGTTGCATATTGCCCAGCCTTCGCGCTCTGTGCCTGCAATGCCTTTTCCTGTGCTGTCAAAATTGGCAGCCACATAAGCACCATCGCAATGGATAGGCTTCTGATCACCGATGCACCATATTTGTGTTAAAGTGCCTATACGTCGCAGATCACTGTAATTATATTCACCAGTGCTGCTGAATACAGCAGCGCGGGTTATACGTGAGCCTTTCGTACTTCCATCATGGAAAGTGCGCGGTATTGTTGTTTGCTGAAGGGTAAACTTCCCGGTGCCAATTGCCCCACCCACAAACGGAAGCAATTCGCCTGCGATACATATCCAACCGGCGCTAACATTGCCGCCTGCTTCAACCATTCCATTTACTACAACCTTATCACCAATCACATTAGCAACTGATGCAAAGGCTCCCAGATAAGTATCTTGCAATAACTTCAAGTCTGCCTGTGTTAGCGGCAGGCCGCCCAAAAATTCTAAATCGAGACTATCCATATAAAAAATTAAAAGCGTTCTATTTTATATTTTTTGCCACATAGCTTTGTTGCTATCATGGCCCTTACTTCATTCTCATCATAACTAACTACAGAAGGAATGAACACAACAAAATCAAACAATATGTCGCCTAAGCTTTCACCATCCTGAAATAAAAATGTTCCTGTTTCTTCTTCGTCATCTTGATATAACCATAGTGGCGTTTCTTCTTCATCCTGATAAGCGTAAACCTGATCTACTGTTAATGCATCATCTATATAAATTCTACGCTGTACACTGTCGAACCTGTCATTTAAAAATGATGCGAGGTAACACACCTGGTAATTCATTTTTATCTGGTAAAACTTTGCAGAGCGGTAATTAATAAAACTGTTATGCAATGCAACCAATGGTGTATATATAGCTTGTATAAATGCCATCAACACAGGTTGGCGCAACATGGTTGGTATTAACCATTGCTGAATCTTACTAAGTAATATGTTGAATACATTATCGTACATGCTTATTGTTTTGCAACCCACACAATGTTTAGGTCGGTATCATTATATATTTTCAGGTAACCTGCATCTGGTATTACTTCATCTATCACATCAGTAAAAGGCAGCGCTGCATACTTTGTTTGCGCACTTAAAATGCGCGGGTCTGCAATGCCATCAACACCCTGCATAGTGTCGGTTAATGCAGTTAAATTGAAGCGTCCATTAAATGGAAGATTTTTACAAAACGCATCTATAGCATCCTGCAATGGCGTGTTATCTGTGCCGTCTAAACGCTGTCCCTGATTGTTTAATACTAAAGGATTGTAATAAACGCGAAGTGATAATTTGAGGTAATCGGCGTTGTCTGTAGTTAGTTCCGTGTACACGCCTGCGGGCTTAAATATTTTAAGAAAATCCTGTGCTGCTGTCAATTCCGCATCAGGCAAAATAATACGGTTGCCGTCGCCATCTTCACCAGCAACTTTAAGTCGTACACCAAAGCGGCCATTGCTAAAATCCTGTTCCTGTGCATTGGCACTTTTAATTACTTTTTGTGCTGCAATTTCTTCATCAGTCAACCCTGTATTATCATAAGTATCTGTGCCTGCAATTACATCACGCCCATATTGGAAAGTGAGCATTTTAACGGCAAAAAAATCAAGTGTAGGGTGTGTGTAATCTGCAACCTCTGCATCAATTTCAGATTTGAATAAATCAAAAAATGAATAGATCAACCAAATACCATAAGCCACACAATAGAAGATAATGCTTTCAATACTCGCTGTGCTAAACTCATCTTCAAAAGTTTTACCCGGCGTTATACTATATGCTGCAATCACTGCATCATTTGCAATGAAAACATCTGTAATAGTCTTTTTAATATCTGCTACTGTCTGTGCCATTATTGTACTATAAAATCACTTTGAATTATCCAATAACCGATACCATCATTGTAAATCGTATCGATGTTTTGTAAAATGCTTGCGGGCCTTACTTTATCAGTGGTAAACTGGCTAACTGTTGTTGCGTCAACTACAACAGGTTGTTTTAATAAAGTGCCTGCATCTAACAATTGTGTTATCGGCATATTGTTTTGTAAACACATTGCCAAAGCTGCTTCTGCACTACCTGCATACTGCATGGCCAAGTCTAACAATGTTTGCCGGTTACCCGTTGTTATGCTATTTGATAAAGTATTCTGTGCAACAATTATGGTATCTGCACCATCATCTATACCGCTTACTACAACATCATAAATCGATGCTGGTTGTACTTTATCTGAAACAAAGAGCGTTACTATGTCTGCATTAATTACAACAGGGGAAAACAAAACAGTTCCTGCATTTAATTCATCTGTGATAGATAAATTGTTTTGTAAACACATTGCCAAAGCTGCTTCTGCACTACCTGCATACTGCATGGCCAAGTCTAACAATGTTTGCCGGTTACCCGTTGTTATATTCTGCATCAATTTTCAAATTATCGGTACTGTTAAATGTTATACTGTTAACAGTTTGTTCGTCCATTTCAAGGTTTATTCTTATGCGCCTTCTCCAATCCAAATAATCATCATCCAATAAAATATCTTCAATGCCTACGCCCATCGCGGGTTGTTCTTTAAACTCACCTTTTCTACATATTAAAATCAGCCCTGTGTTTTGATACAACGTGTCACCGATCACCAAGCCACTAACCAGCTTACCGGTTGTATCGCGTGTTGGTTGCACGATCAATGCATAGTTGTTATTTATCAAAATTCCTGTGCCTCTCATTACTCAATTTTTATTGCTGGTGAACCGTGACTTACTACCGTGCTTGTGCCTGCTGTTAAACTTGCAACCTGGTATATACCATCACCACTTTTTACAAATGCTTCCATTAATGCGCTAAACCTTTCTGCAAACTCTTCATCACTGGTTACATTGTCCGTTCTTGTACGCATATCACTCATTAATGTGAGTATGCCTGTTTTTAAATCATCTGTCGCTAATGGCATTATTTTAAAATCAGTTTAAAGTCCGTTTCAAATTGTGTTATTGCTGTAATTGTGTCGGGCAATGGTGTGCCACTTGGCCCAACAGGCGTGTACACTTTAAACACCTTCAGTAAATCCACCAACGATTGAAAAAGATCATGCAGGCTTACAGCTTCATTTGCAATTTGTATGCGGCCATCAGTGCTATCAATAAGTATATTTAACCCGTCCTGCACATACTGCAACTGTGCTACTTCATCAACCCGCAGCACTGCTAAATCTTTTAAATCACCTGTTAAAGAGCCTATCAAAACCATGCTGCCAACTTTCGGCAACACAAGTATTTTATTATCTTCTCCGTTGATAGTTGCTTTCAATCTCACTTCGTCAACCAGCAAACCATCAATATCAACCGTACAACTTTCGCCATCTATACTTACAACAGTTGCATTAATCAATGGAAGTACTACAACAGCTTTATTTGCTAAGCCTTTGAACAGATCATTTAATTTTTTGTACTTATCCATCAACTTAGTTTTATACCTAACTGCACTTTTCTTACACCGCCGCCACTTCCATCAACTGTTGTTGTTACAGCAGTTACATAATAACTGCCATCTTTATAATCATAATCTTCATCAGTTATATGTGCGGAATAACCAGGCTCTACATAAGGCACCAGCCACGCGGTTAAACTACCTTCAAACCCATCAAAACAAACTTGATGGTATCTATTTTGGGCAAGCTGCAAAAGGCTTGTTTCGTCCATCCCGTTACCCTTTATCGTTTCCTTATCGCCACCTGTTTTACCAAAAGTTTGCTTTATAGTTTTGCCATCTTTGCCAGTTCGTTCAATAGTTATTTCAAGCTTGCGGTCACTTTCACGTTTATACTTCAGTTCACTTTTTTCAATGTTTTCCTGATAGGAATATTCTACATAACCATGCTTCTCAACATACGGCGGGTGTATATTTAACTCCCATTGTCCATTTGCATTTTTGCGGATGTATATATTGCCTTTCGTTTCTTCTTGTATCTTTTTCAATACATCGTATGCAGTCGCTTTACTTATCACGAATTTTTCGTAGTTAATAGTCAAAGAACAATTTATTACCATATCTGCTTTAACCTGGCTTAGCAGGTATTGTGCTATTGTTTTAATGCTGGTATTTTTAAACTGCTTATCTGCAACACTTATTCGCATCAAATACAAATAGTCTTCACATGTCAATACTATACTGCCATCATCTGTATTAATTGCCTGCAAAAAGCCTTCAAATTCAGCCGGAACATTGCTAAAATCAGGCATATCATAACCGATAAAAACTTTTATCGCATCACCTACAGCTATTAGTCCGCTTATATCATTTCCTAACTCATCAGCTCTTGTTTGTGGTATAGCTTTGTTATATAATTGTACCGGCAATTTGATTGTACATGTATCAGCCAATACGTCAACACTTTTATGTATCTCCACGCTTTCTAAAAAGCCTAAGCTATAATCAGCTTTAGTTTCTTTGTCTTCATGTACAATGCTTATTTCCCAACTTATTTTAAGCAACACTTACTTTCTTTTTAATCAGCAATTGCGCATCTGTATCGCTATATGCTGTTATTGAAAAATTTTGATTCTCAGGCCCTTTAGTAAAGGGTAAATCATAGGTTTCAATTACCAACTTACTTACACCAATCCTTTGCAATGCTTCACACTTAACATCTAATGCCTCTTTAGCTGTGCAATACTTCATCAACTGGTTAAAATCACTTACAGGATAATTTTCTGTTTCGGGTGTTGTTAATAGCCCTTGTATGGTAATCGTATAGTCATCCTGTGTCCAGTATTCTTTTATGCTCCCAAATCCCTTCTTTTTTTTTGCAACATTTCTTTTTATCAAAATGTTTTTCCCATTGATCGTTAACATTGGCTCAACAGGAAAAAGCCAGTAATCACTTTCGCTTTTCAGCTTTATTTGAATTGGCACTATTTGCGGAGTGCCAAAAATTGTTTGCTCTACTTTATCGCCGCTTGCAATTTCAATTGTATTGCCGTTTATATCACCGGCTTTTGTAATACCCTGTGTTGTTCCTGTCGGGTATGGCCCAATTGGCGGCAATACCACACGCTGCAATTCATTTGCGTTCAAATGCGAAATATCAGGCGGCAACACAGGGTTGCCCGGTAGGTTATTAATCAGCCTGTTTAAGTCGTATTCTACATTCATGCTTTATTTATTTACTGTCCAACAGCTTCGCCCATTGCCAAAGCCCTGCTCATTTCATCCAATATCAGATCGCGTATCTGTTCTGCGCCTTCTTTTATGTTATTACTTACTACGGTAAGGCTTTCAATCTGCTTGGCAATGCTGATGTGTATATTGTAATTTTTTGTACCGCCGGTTGCAACTGTTTCGCTTTTGTCTTTGCCTTCCAAGCCGGTAGGATGAAAATTTGTTTTTACTTTTTCGCCGCCTTGTGCTGCCGGTGCTATACCAAGTTTGCCTTTTAAATCGCCGATCATGTCTTTGATACCCTTGCCTGTATCAACCAGCTTTATTTTGCTTAGGCTTTCAGCAGCCATCTTGTTGTATTCATTAATCTTCCCGGCGCTCGCTGCCAACTCTTTTGCTCTTGCATTGGCTTTATCATCCAGCTTTGCCAATCCTTCATTTGCGCCCTGTTCATCCCAAAGAGATTGAAACTTAAACCACGCCCTTTCCATGCCTTCAACACCTTTCATAAAGGCATCAACAACATTTAACCAGGTATAGTTAAATGATTCTTTAAACGCTTCGAATGAGAACTTTAAATAGTTAACGAGGGCTGTCCATGCATCACCCCATCCTTTGTATTTATACACTACATAACCAATCAGGGCAATGAGTGTAATTATTCCGGCGATGATTATGCCCACAGGGTTTGCAGTTAGTGCAGCATTCAACAACCATTGTGCACCCTCCCAAATTGCAGTTGCAGCTGCAACGAGCAACGTCCATGTCTGCATCAGGATAAGGGAGCCGATAACACCAATAAGAATTGCAGATAATGCAATCAACCAGGGGTTACCTTTTTGTACCTGGTCTATCACCCAGCCAACGCCATTTTGTATAGCAGTAAACAAACTCATCACCGCTTCACCAAGTTTTACCAAAAATGGCATCACCGCAACCTGTACAGCTATGGCCATTTCTCCCAGCTTCATTTTTAGTGAGCCGATTTGTTTATTATAACGCGCCATCGGGTCGGCATCGAAAGCAGCTTTAGCAGCCCCGCCTACTTTCTGTTCAACGATTGTAAGCAGTTCCATACGGGCCTGCGCTTCTTTGCCATGTTTGGCCAGGTTTTGCAAATGTTCCTGCACTGCCGGGTCTATCTTTAATTGCATACCTAAACGGCGCAACATTTCAGGGTTATTAACTGCTTTAGCTATTGCGTTTCCGGCATCTTCAATACTTGTTTTAAACTTTGTAGCCATATCCGCGCTTGCCATTGTCATGCGTTGCATTTCATCTTCACCTATGTTACCAACCATGCGTAATTGTGATTGAAGCCCGATAACTTCAGCAGAAGAAAACAAAATATTTTTGGCCATGCTCTTTGCACCGGATACGGTTTTTTCAAATGCTTCTTCAGAATAGGTTCCCATGTTTTGCATCGTATTGGCCAACTGCGCTTCTGCTTCATGCAGCGCGTGTGCCTTTTCTATACCCTGTTCAACATTTTGCACAAAAGTGAATATGCCAAACCCGATACCGGCAGCGCCTAAAATGTTGGTTAGGCCGCCCAATGAAAATCCATGTACTTTTTCTGATAGTTCAGTGAGAGCGTTTTTAGCCCCAACCGCGCCGTGCTGAACTTTGGCGAGGTTTGCGCTCATCTGGTCTTTGAGGTTTAATATGTATTCGAGGTAATTACTCATTTTTTTGTACTGGCTTCGGCTTGCGTTTTTCTTATCCACTCAAGATCAACCCACAACATGGCCACTTCTTCAAGTGGCAGATCATAAGGTTCTTTATTCAGGTAGTAACGGATGAGAGAAAACATTTTTCGCCTGTTATCGCAACGCGTTTTTTGTTCGATGCACCATTGCGGAAATGTTATTTCTTTCCCTTTTGTTGGCCTGGCTGGCCGCGTTTGCTCGTTGGGAAAACAAATGCCATACCCGGCATCCGCTAAAGTTTTTCAAAGTCCACTTCCACGGTTTCAATAAGCTGGTTCATTTGCTGGCCTACACCACGCAAACCATCTTCGCTTGTAATATCATCGCCTGCAATTTTGCAGGTGTTAAACAGCGTAATGCCGTATTGTGTTAATGCGCCGCGTGTAAGGTTGGCGCTTGCAAAATCGATCTCTTTATTGGTAGGCTTACGCACATAAACAACTTTTGTTTGCGCACCTTCTTTTACTGTAAGCCTGGCAACTGTGCCATACTGTTGTTTCCATTTCTGTATCATCTCATGTGTTACAGATGCAGCTGGTATCTTTTCCATTATTATTAAGCTTTTTGGTTTTGAATTTTAGTTGCGAGAAATTTTAATGTAACATCAATGCTTTTATCGCCTTGCTTCCATTCCTTCGCAGTATCAGTAATCTGAATGCCCGTAATTGCATCGGTAATCATTGCATCACCATTTGCGGGGTTGCCATAGCAACAAGTTGCGCTTAAGCCGGTTAGGTTCAATACAGACCCTTTGCCTGCTTTAACCAACGCTTCATATTCGCTTTGCGTAACGCCTATTTCACCTTCGTATGCGATATTTCCCTTTTGAATAGAATGCGCGTAACGGCCCTTTGCAAAAAGCGCTTCGGCTTCCAGCTTTTCACTGTATTTAATTGCGCGAATGCCGGTAATATCCCTGCCGCCAATGGCAAGTGTTATATCAGCCCACTCATATTCTCTGCTATCGTATGCCATGTTTATTAATTGATTAGATTATGAATTTGTAACAGTGAAGCCCAAATACACATCAATGAAGCGAGGGTACCCAAATGGCCTAACCCTTATGCGCACTTGCAGTGTTGATGTGCTTACTACATTTTGTGAGGCATCTATGTAACATTCAACGCCCTTATCACCAGTACTTACATTGCCGCTTAGTTCGCCCTTAGCAGTCATGTTTAATGCGATGGCTGTTTCAACCTGGTTCTGCCAATCTTTTACAACTGCAAAAGGCAATGTGCCATCTTCATTAACCTGCACTTCATCCAATAGCCATTGCAATAGCGTATTGTACGCTATGCGATATGCTTTATCAATTGTGCGGCGTGCTGTTAAGTGGCAATAATCATCCGTAGGCTTTGTGGCGGTAAAATCATCATTAAAATAATAACCGCTTTGGTTTACGAATGTTCGGAACGTGATATACCCTTTATCATTCAATGGCGTTGGGTCTGCCAGTTCGGTTTCAGTTGCACCTATATATGTTTTAGTTGGTGCCAATGCGCCATCTCTTACACGGGCAATATTTCGTTGCACAGGGCAACCAGCCAAGCGGCCCCCAATAACACCAACAGCAGCATTTTTGCTGTTTGCAACGGTATCGCCGATCAATATTGAAACGTGGTTATAGCTAAGTGTGGTTAAGTCTGTGAGATCGGTTGCAACACCGGAATATGCATACCCTTCAATGATGATGAATAGCGGTGCAAATTTCTGCGTTGCATAGTAATTGGCAAAGGCTTCGCCATTGGTCATTGCAAGTGCAACATCCGCGTCTAATCCGTTGGCAATTGTAGGCGTATAGCCAACTGCGGGTGTGCGGCTGATGATTAAACCACGTAAGCGGCCACCGGCTGCATCAACCAGCTTACAGCCATAGGTTGCAACGGTTGAATCAACCATATCACTCAACTTCACTGTATCGGTAAATGCCATTAACCAAACCTCAGTGCCATCGCCTGCCTGTGCATAAAACTCGCTTATGATCTTATATACAGAAGGGTTATTGCCTTGTGTTACGCCAAGTGCAGTTAAGTCGGCAAGCTTGAATAGCTGGTAAGCAGTTGCCAAAGCAAACGTGCCTGCCACTGCTGTTCCCGTACAGATGAAGCCCATAAGGGAATCATCGGAAGGCGCAACCAGGCTAAGGTTGCCGTTTTCAAAATATATTTTTACGCGAGGTAACATGCTTATTATTTGTTTTCGTTTGAAGGTTCTGTTACTTCAGGTGTAGCTTTCTTAGCGCTTTTAGCAGGCTCTTTTTTATCAGCCGGTTCTTTTATTCCGGCAGCTTGTTTAGCAGGTTCTTTTGCTACTTTTTTTGCATCTGATTTTTCTTCAGTTGCTTTAGCAAAATGAACGGCTTTATGTTCTTTCACTTCATCATCTTTCAATGATTTAGCATGTAAATGCGCATCGCCCTTTTGGTGGAAAATTGTTTCATCAGATGTCTGGAAACATTTTTCACTGCCGGGATAATCTTTAAAATATTGTTCAGGTTTCATTTGAAACGTTTTTAAATCTGTTTGAAAAGGATAAACAGTGAGTTTCAGCCTCACTGTTTATGTTTACTAATCATCAATTAAGAAGCAACATCCGATACGATGGCACCAATGTATTTCTGAACGAATGGCAACGCAACAAAATAGTGGCGGTAATTCAGTTCATTGCTCTGGTTGCGGGGGTTCATTTGCGAAGGCAAATAATATTGCTTTGTATTACCCGTTTTCTTTCCCACATTGGCTTCGTTAAAGCAAATAGATGCCTGGTAATCACCGCCAGCAGGTGCAGCGCCAAATGCTTTTTTAGCCAGTGTAGAAACCGTGTAATACGGATTGGCGATATACTGGAAAATTTTAAACCCTGCAATAACCGGTGCAGGTGTACCTGCAACGTAGTTGAACAACAGGTTACCAAACCGGTCGCGGTCTGTTAACAGGTCGTTCCAATGGTCGGTGCATAATACCAGCCTGCGGCCTTCAGCATCTTCGCCTGCTGCATCTTTTGCCGCTTTCAAAGCAATAAGATCATCATAGGTTAATATCTTTCTGCCGCCGCTTGCTGCACCGGTTGTTTTTAAAACCGGCGTTGCGGCTGTATTGCTTGCAGGGCCTTGAGCATGTATGGCTTTCGCATACTTTTTCTTTGTGATGGCCAGCACATGCTTATATGTAGCCTCATCAATCTTATCATAAGATGCACCCATTACCTGGTCATCACCCAAAGTGGTTACTTCTGTTTGATACTTATCCAAAGTAAGCGTTGCGTTACTGTCGGAATATTCAACTGCATTAAGCGGGTAAGTGCTGTTGTTGATTAACACATTTGGTTCAAATGTGCTAAGCGGAATATGCATAATGTTCTGTTCAGTTTCGGTGCCTGCGCCTACTTCAATCACATTGCCGGGTAATTCAGGAATGCCATCAAGCCAGGGGGCTTTGTTGGCCTGTTCCATATTGCGCACCACTCTTTTTAGCCAAACTTCAGGGAAATTATTGGGCATATAATTGCGTTTTTATTGTTTATTATGATTGTTTAGTGAAGTGATTATGCAAACAGTTTTTTGTATGCATCAGGGTGGTTTGCCTTAAATGCTAATTGTGCTTCAACCGGTAATGCTGCAAAATCATCTACTGTTTTTACTTCGCCGGTTGTTACAGCAGTGTTATTAACCTTGCCGCTTAATGATGCTTTTGCAGGAACTAAATCAGCCATCTTTTTAGCGAATGCTAAATCAGATTTTGCAAGCTTGGTAATGTTCTCGCGCTGTGCTTCATCATATTTAGAAGGAATAACAGAGGCAACGAAGGAATCTACTTCAGCATTCAGCTTTACTTCTTCTGCCTGCTTGTAAGAATTAAGGGCCGCTTCAGCGGTTGACAGCTTTAATTTTAATGTGTCTGATTCTTGTTTGAGTTTATTGATGGCACCCTCAATGGTGGTTGCATCAACGCCATCAGACGTGTTATGCTGTTCTAATCCTAATGCCACTAAAGCGGCAACACTTAATATCACTTTTTTCATTGCTGTATTTTTATTTTCAAGTTGTAATTCTTGTGTGCAGGCAGACAGGCATAGTTTTATTTCATCATCTGCCATCAGGTGTAGTTTGCCATCTTTCTGCACATATAAGCGCAAGGCACCTGCATTCGATGGAACCGGTGTAATAGACCCTTCCACGAGCTCACATTTTGTCAATAACCATTTGCCATTTGGTTCTAAAACGAAGCTGTCATAATCAATTAAAAGGCCCATTGATGCGCCTTTTAAAAAACCGCGCTCAACCTTACCCGCTATAGCGGCAGCGTCTTCATCTTCCATATCAAACACTGGTTTATACTGCAAGCAATTGCCAACTATTTCACCATTTTCCCACCTGCCTAAAACAGCTTCGCATTCATTTATGTGGCTATCGAGCATTACAGGATTCGTGTTGAATCTTGTTAAGTCAATGCCAACATTCAGCGTGCGAAAATTGTAGCTGTTATACTTGGTCTCATCGTTAAAAACAAATGGCTTATTCGGCATTCTCAAATGATTTCATAGCAAAAATCATTAGCTCAAAAAAGGCTTTCAAATAGTTGCGCAAGCGTTGCCGTCATTTTTTTTAAAGCCTTGTTGCAAGGGGAGTTTTGTAATCAAAATGCAGGCATGGCAGCATCAAAAAGCGTTAAGAAAAGTGGACGTAAAAACAAATCAGATTCAATCACGGTAAGGAATTACGGGCTTAAGCTTTACATACAAGGATTGCAACAAAATGATATAGCAGAAAGGTGCGGCGTATCATCTCAAACAATTACCGAATGGAAGCAGAAATATGATTGGGAAACCAAACGCGTGGCACGTACAATATCACTCGAAGAACTTGCTAATAAGTGTATGCAGAAGGCAGGCGAAATGCTGGATTTGGATATAAAAGAATTTAATTCAGATGCTTTCGCAAAAGCCATTGCGCAGCTAAAAACATTGCTGCCAAAAAATACTGTTGATACTGATATAATGACGTTTATGTCATTTCAGGATTTTCTTTTAGAAGTAAGATATGAAGATCAGTTAACAGATGAATTTATTAAAAAAGTTGCAGCATATCAGGATAGGTATGTAAAGAAAAAATTAGGCTACAATGACTAAGCAAACACTGGTTTCAAAAGAATTATGGAAGCGGTGGGAAAAACGATCATCGTGGATACAGTCAGTAACTTTTTGCAATCATGTATCCGAAGAACAAAAGGCGACTAAACGCAAGCAGGTTGAGCCAAGCTATAGCAAATGGTTTGAGTTCTTTTTTCCGCATTATGCCAAATGCAAATGCGCATGGTTTCATGTAAGCATGGCCGATGCGATTATAAGGAATAAAAAAATAAACCTGTTAAATGAGATATATAGAAGCGGCGGCAAATCCGTTCACATTAATGTTGGCATTCCATTATACTTATACCTTGTTCATAGGGATTTATTTTTCATGTTATTGATTGGCGAAACAGAAACAAAAGCCAAACGTTTGCTTAGTGATATACAAGCCGAATTACAATACAACGAATTGCTTAAAACATATTACGGGGAACGCTTTCAGTATGGCAGTTGGGCCGATGGCGATTTTGTAACAACGGATGGCGTACAATTTTTATCATTAGGCTTTGGGCAAAATCCACGCGGTGTAAGAAAAGGTGATAAAAGGCCGGATTACATAAGTGTTGATGACGTAGACAATAAACGCCACATGAACAATGACCGCATGATGCGCGAAGCGGTTGACTATATAACTGAAGATATTTGGGGCTTATTTGATGCAACAGATGATAGCATAGAACGTTTTATTTTCAGCAACAATAACACACATAAAAACTCTATCACTAACCGCCTTAAAAAATATTTTACAGAAACACTTCAAAAGCATAAAGAACAAAATATTATATCGCAAACAGTATTCAAAGTAATTACTGTTGCGGCTGTAAAAAACATGCAAACTTTTGAACCCAATTGGCCAGAAAAAACAAGCGCAGCTTATTGGCGTAATAAATTCAACAATACACCTTACCGTTCATTCATGCGTGAGTTCATGCATGTACACATAGAAGATGGCGCAATATTCAAATACGAGGATATTATTTATTGCGAAGCATTGCCTTTTAAAAAATATGATGCCTTATGCATGTATGGCGATATGAGCTACAAGGCCAATGCAGATTATAAAGCTTTAATTATTGCAGGTAAAACAGGCAAAGAATTTCACATAATACATTGCTACCTGCGCCAAAAAAGCAGGCGCGATGCGGCAAGATGGCTATATGATTTGCATGAGAAATTATCATTAGGGCAATTCAATATCCGTTACATGATCGAGGGGTTATTTGCACAAGATGAATTTGTAAATGATTTCGACACTGAAGGCGATGAGCGCGGTTTTTATATCCCCATAGTTGCGGATAAACGAACAAAGGAAGGGAAATACGACAGGATAGAAAGCTTATCCGGCTTCTTTGAAAGACACAATGTTTATTTCAACAGTAAACAGCTTAACAGTGACATGCAAACGCTGATAGATCAATTTTTAGCATTTGAAAAAGGAAGCAACGCGCATGATGATGGCCCGGATGCAGCGCATGGCGCTTTTACTTATTTAAACATGCGGACGCATAAAAAGAAATCACATTATGTAGTTGGCAAACGCCAATCAATGAAATTCTAAACATTTTATATGGCATTCATTACACCGGATGAGTTAAAAACCGTTGCATACAGTTACCAGGTGAGCGAAATAACAGAGGCCGATAACGATATTGTTTTAGCCGCTATTGCAGCAGGTACAAAAGAAGTACAAGGCTATTTACGGCCAAACAATAAGAAAGAATATATAGATGGCCGCTATGTGTATGATGTTGCTGCTGTGTTCGGTGCAACAGGCACAAACAGGGATGATTTAATACTGCAATACACAAAAATTGTTTCACTGTGGCATCTACTCATCTTATGCAATGCTGATATTATTTATGAGCATGTAAAAGAGCGTTACGATAGGGTTGTTGATTATTTGAAGAAAGTAAACAAAGGAGATATAACGCTTGACTTACCTACCGTTATACCTACAGAAGATGAGAGCAACAATACTACCGAACCGTTCCGTTTTGGCAGCCGTAAAAAATTCCGCCACGAATAAAATAAGCAACATGAGCATATTAACAAAAAGATTAGGCTTAGATAAAATAATTACCAATGCAGTAAATCAGCGTATCAAACTTGCGGCTGATGCTACGGCAAAAAAACAAACACGCACATTATCATGGACACCCAAAAGCGTGTACCGCACAAGGCTTGATGTGCTTAACTGGAACCTTGCGCAAGATATGGCAATGGATGTGATAATGCCGCGCACATACCTGCTGCAATTATTGATTAATGATATACGTTTAGATGCCTTACTTACCAGCCAGATTGAAAACAGGAAACAGCAAACATTTGCTGCTGCATTTATATTGAAAAATGAAAGTGGCGAAGTAGATGAAGAACAAACGGCAATACTGGCAAAAAGCAGCTATTATAAAAAAATAACGAATGCCATTTTAGAGAAGCTGTATTGCTGGTACAGCATGATTGAATTTTCATTTGATACCGATGGCAATCTCGTTGTTAATGAAATACCACGCACAAATTTTTCACCTTCATCGGGCGTATTTTATAATGATTATTTGGATGCAACCAACCCAATAAAATACCGCGAATTGCCTGAATACGGCAAATGGATTTTAGAATTTGAAGGCGAAGGGTTGGGCCTGTTAAATAAGGCCGTACCACATGTTTTATTTAAACGTTTTGCGCAAAGCTGTTGGAGCGAGCTCTGTGAAATATACGGCATACCGCCGCGCGTTTTAAAAACAAATACACAAGACCCAACAATGTTAAACAGGGCCGAAGCTATGATGCGCGACATGGGCGCAGCAACTTGGTTTATTATTGATGAAACCGAAAGCTTTGAATTTGCTTCAGCGCAAAGCGGTGCATTAAACGGCGATGTGTATAAGAATCTTATACAGCTTTGCGACAACCAAAATACATTGCTTGTTACCGGCGCAATTATTGGGCAAGACACTGTTAATGGAAATAGAAGCAAAGAAGAAGTTAGCAAAAGCATGAACACCCAATTGGTGCAGGCTGATATGGTTGTTGTTGAAGATGACTGGAATAATATAGTTATTCCGGCATTGGTTAAATTAGGCGTTATGCCTGCGGGCCTTACATTTAAATTTGAACAGGCTGAAGATATAGACCAGCTATTTAAATTCACAACCGGCCTGCTGCCATTTAAGGATATAGATAACGAATGGCTGATTGAAAAGTTTGGCGTTAAGGTTATAGGAAATAAAACAACGGGCACCGATGTACAAACAGAAGTTGCCAAAAAACTAAGCCTTTTTTTCGATTAAGCCCCTCATATAATCGGGGGGCTATCGCATCAATGTATTATAAAGCATTGCACAAAGGTGTAACGCACATGTATGCGCATGTTAAGTTATCGGCAGACACGGCCAAAGAGTATAGCGGCGTGCATGATGCATTTAATGAAGCTGCACAATACATACATACAAAAGGCTCATTCACCAGCGATGATTTAAAGCATGATAAAGTAAAAAAGCTGATTGATGAAACCTATGATGTTTTAAAAGAGGGATTAACCAACATTGCAAATGAAGTTCCCGCAGAGATGCTGGACAAACTGCAAAATGATGTGTTTGTTTTCTCCGGCATGAAAACCTATGCCCAGCTAAAAGAAGCATCGTTGTTATTGTTGGATGAAGCAAATAACATTAAATCATTTGCAGCCTTCCAAAAAGACATTGAGACAATAGATGATACATACAACGGCAACTATCTGCATGCCGAATATCAACACGCTGTGGCAGCATCACAAAGCGCCGCACAGTACCATAATTACATGCAGGATGCAGACCGCTACAATTTGCAAATACGTACCGCCGGCGATGATCGTGTAAGGGCAACGCATGCTATATTAAACGGAATTACATTACCTGCTGATAGTGATTATTGGGATGATACATGGACACCCTTTGATTGGGGATGCCGTTGTATTATTATACAGGTATTGAAGGCCAAATATGATATTACGGATAGAGATATTGCAGATGGCGCGGCAAACAAAGCTGTTGGTTCAATCTTCCGCTATAATCCCGGCAAACAGCAAATCGTGTTCCCGCCTAAACATCCTTACTATGCAGCAAGCAAACAGGCGTTGGCAGTGGTTAAAGGCATGGAACCAAACGACGAAAATGAGGGCATTGATCTATCAAAAATTAAAGGCACAATTACACCGAAAGCAGCCAAAAATATTATGATGGATTATGCGAGCAAGTTTCCTGAAAACTTTGCAAACGGACTTGAAAATGTGAAGTTTCAAAAATCAAAATCGTACATGATGCAGCATAGCATTACGGTTAATACGAGAACAGGCCAAAAGGTTGGGCAAAGCACTATTTCAATAAGCACGAATACAACCCGATCAGGATTTAACCCTGCTGAAGAATTTTTAGGCGGCTTAAATGCAATCAAAGAAGGCAAGGAATTAAGCTTTAACCAGGAATATAGCTTTGAAAGTTTGTGGCATGAAATACTGCATGCAAAAACACAATCATCATACTACAAATTAACCGACTTGCAACGTGAACACATGGAAACGGTTAACCAGTTTGTAGCACGGAATACATACCCGCAATTGATTGAAGCGTTTGGCGGCAAAGCAACCAACCAGGCAAAGATTTTAGATGAAGGTTATGGATATAGTTCGTGGATAAAAAACTTTAGAAAGAAGCTTGCAGAAAAAGGTATTGATGAAAAGAAAGCTGTTGAATTTTTACAGCCGCATTTGATGAAAGATTATAGCAATTTGGGAGACAAGATAAAAGAGTTATTCAACAACAATTGAGTAATCATACCCCAATTCGTATTGCTGCATTCTATCAGGCACTTTAGATGAATAAGCATTGGCGGTTTTTTGGTCATTACGATGCTGAAATAAAAGAGCTAAATCAAAATAAGCATCTTCAGTAGTAACGGCGGCAGTGTAAGTGTTTTTTGTAACAGGGTCGGCAATGGAAACGCCGTGCCGGATTGACAGCGAAACGCTATCTATTCCTATCGCTTCAAGTTCTGAAGCTGTGGGATTATGATCGTAGATTGTTTCCATACAATAAAAGTACAACTTATGCAGGATTTTAAAACATATTTCAGGCGTATCATTAAGGACATAGCTGTTGAGCTAAGCGATGAGTTTGATAAGAACTTTGAGCGCAAAGCCTTCTTTGATAAAAAATGGCCGCAAACCAAATGGCCGGTTAACAAAGGCAGCCTGATGTTACGCACGGGTGCAGGCCGCAGAAGTATTAGCCACAAAATAACAGATACAAAAATTACGTGGCGCTCATCATTGCCATATATGGGCATTCATAATGAAGGCGGTGAGATTGCTGTAACGGCAAGAATGAAAAGCTTTTTTTGGGCCATGTATTATAAAGCCAGCAACGGCGCAAAGGGCGGCGGCAACAAAACACGTGTTGAAAAATTAAACAATGAAGCTGCAATATGGAAAAGCCTCGCCTTAATGAAAGTGGGTAAAAAAATAAAGATACCTCAACGCCGCTTCATCGGCGATCATCCGCAGGTTAAAATATCAATACAACGGGTGATGGATATTGTTTTCAAAGAACTTGAAACAGATTTAAAAGCAGATTTAAAACAGAAAAAATAAAGCTATGGATGTTTTATTGCAAGATATACAAGACAGGCTTAGCAGCCAGGTAACTGAACTTCAATATGTAGATGAAAATTGGGGCCAGTTAGATGACTATAGCCCCAATTTTCCAGTCAAATTCCCCTGTGCACTTGTTGACTGTTTCACCGCAAATTACGAGAATATGGGCAACCTGGTACAACAGGGCGTGGCCACTATTCAAATACTCATTGCTGATATTAAAATAAGTAACAGCAGCGCCAAAGCACCGGATGGGCAAAAAACAAAAAGTAAAAGTTTTTATGTGCTGATGAAAGCTGTGTATAAAGCATTGCACGGATATAGCGGCCATGACTTTTACAGCGCTTTAATTCGTACCAGTGAAAGAAGAATACCGCGCGACGATGGAACGCGTGTACATGAGATGTTATTTACTGTGCAGATTAAAGATGTTATTGCAAAGCGGCCAACAATAACCGCAGCAGTAGCGCCGGTAATTACCGGAGAATTGTTATGAAAATAATTCAAGCTGTGCGGTTGCTGTTATGGTTGTTTGTGCAGATTTAATACTACTCCAAGTACGGTAGCTGATAAATATATTATGCTTAGGAAAGATGCAGCGAACAATAAAGCTGTCGGGTACATCGTGGTGCTTAACCGATTGGTACACGCTTAAAATGTAGTTGGTTTGTTTGCTTTTATTGAGGGCATTGTAAGCCATGCCCCAAAATTAAAAAAGCCATTACGGCAGCTTACCGCAATGGCTTAACGATTTATACTACAAAAAAGGGTTATTTATGCACTATTGATAACTTTTGAAGCTGCCAATTTTAATAAGCCACCCCCCATCAATATCATCGCTCCGCATTAATGTAGCATCAACATAATGTTTTGATTGTGCCAAATCAGGAAAAGTTTTATTAGCAGGTGCTTTCTCTATCACTGTTTTTTTATCTGCTTTAGGGTCAACATATTTTTGCCAAACGGTAAACATATCACGAAAAGAGCCGCTAAGTGTTTCAAGATAATAACGGTTATTATGTATGCTGAAATTCATATCGTAAATAATGCTATTGCCGTGTTCATCCTTCAGGCTGTCGCTTTTATATTCTACCTGAAAATATTTATCGTTTGATAATCCTTCAGCTTCAAACGTGCCGACATATTTATAACCGCCGTTAAAGCCTTTCATTATTTCGTCAGCAACAATTTTGCAACTGTCTTTGCTTGTGCCGAACAACCAGGTATTGTTTTGTGCATGTGCAAATGCACAACTTGCAACGAATAATAGTGTAAATATTTTTTTCATAATAAATTATCTAAGTTGTTTAATCATCCAGTTACGGGCTGAATTTGCGTTTTGAACACTGCCTGTTCCTTCAAAAAGAAAAGATGTTGAATGATCAAAACGCCCATCATTCCACTCTACAATTACATAAGCATTTTCATTTCTACTTTTCTTTTTCCATGCGAGTGCAAATGCACCCACCAACAATAATCTACCCGCAGAAATTCTTTTTTCAAAGGTGCTTGCATTTTCCAAAACCACATCTTTAACCTGGTTTTTTAGAATCTCTCCCTTTGGCGAAAATGATATATCACAAATGGCAAACTTTTCATTGTTTGCCAATATTTTAACGTGTGTTATTTCTTTGTCAATATCAGGATGACCACCTGCAAGGCTACCTCCATTACAAAAATTTCTTATTGTAAAGCCATGTTTAGTAAGTGTATCAATCCCTTTCTTTCTTTTTATTGAAGCTACTATTAACGTTATCGAAAAAATTAAAATAAACAATAAAAAAGCAGTTGCCATTGGTTTAGTTTTAATTTTAGTTGTTCCAAATTTCGCTTCGAAGGTACGTTTCTACGTACTTAATTCCTTCACCGTCATTTTTATTACGAAGATAAACAGGCCAATAATTGGCAGCTTTATCACGTTCTTTTTGCGAAAGCCTGTTCCAAACTTTTAATGATACTGCTTTGCTGCTGCCTTTATTGATGTAAGCAATAGGCCAAAAATCTTCAAACTTCCATTCAGCTTTAACCTGCTTTACCAGCTTTGCACCTTTGCTTTTTTTAAGTATAGCCTGTAACTCATTTAATGTTCGCGGCATCCTGCTTAGTAGCCATTCATGTTGTTGAACTGTAAGCCTCGCACTTTCTGCATCGTAGCTTATCAACAAACCGGCATCATCAAATTTAAACAGTATATCGCCGGTAAATTGCGTACTTGTAAATTGATATACCAACATAGTCAATTTAATTTTTCAGTAACCTGTTTACGAATACTTTTCATCCAGTCCTGTTTTATTTTTTCGGCAATGCCAATCAATACATATAATTCACCTGGCGTATAGTCGTTGAATGGCTTTTTCTCGCCTCTTACGCCTTGCTTCTCGGCCCAGGCTTTAGCGTCATCTACTGTTCGGTTCATGCTTCTAAAAATGGCTATAATTGCTTTGCGCATTTTATCGGCTTTGCCCCCATCCCCTGAAGGGGTAACAGGTGAGGATACCTGAAGGCTTCGCGTAAGTTCCTGCAATTCCCAGTCGCTTAAATCTTTCAATGAAGAAGTGCGGCTATTGGTGAATATTTTTATCTGTTCTTCTTTGCTGTATGGGTTGCCTCGTTTTACCGATGTATTAAACGCTGCAAAGAACTGGCTGTATTTATTTCTCATAAAAATGTTTGCTGTTGTGATATTGATGTAGCTGTATTTATTGCACCAGCTGTTATGTAGGGCTTCAGTAATTCATCCACTACTTTTTCTTTGGCCATTGCCACGCGCAGGCGGTGGTCGTTCTTCATTCTGAAGAATGCCTTTTGCGCTTCCCGCATATCGTACACTGCTTGCAAAAAGGCTGTTTGTTCTTTGGGAAAATTGCTCATAATTGTATTATTTAAAATGGTAATGTGTGTTGCGCTAAACAACTTTCAATGGCAGTTATAATTTTGCTTTCGCTAACATTCTGCTCTTGCAAGTATAAGAGGCGCAGCCCTAATGTTGCCAGGGCATTTTGCCCCAAATCGTGCTCATCTATCCATTCTTTTAAATAAGCAGGCACCTCAACTGTTATTTTTATTTTTTCTGGCATAATGCAGGCGTTTTACTAGCGAAATACAGGTGTTGGGTTGTGGCAATACACGCGTTGTAAGTAACTGCTGACAGAACCTAATCTGTGCAGCCACCACTATCACAACTTGCATTTTCTTTTATCATTTCAGATATCCAGTTTTGACTATGTGCAATAAAAGTTTCATATTTTACTTTACTGTCTAACCAAGTACCCATTTGCTTATATTCTTGTAATGCAAACCATTTCATTTTATCAGGGTGCATTGCTGCCATTACGCAAAGTGTTTCAGGCTTTTTATGGAAGCACCCAACACAATTGCTAACTACTGGGAATTGTATTTGTCTTTTTTCTTCAAATAAATTGCCCCCTATCCAACCATTTTTTCGCCAATATTCCTCAACCACGCTTTTTGTAATAGCATCTTTTATCAATGGAAAACTGCAAAAACGCCAATTAAAATTTTCGTGCCTTTGAAGTCTTTGTCCTTTAGTAGAGCAAGCAACAGAAATTTTAAAATTTGTTGGATCGCTGTTATTAAAAAACCTTTGCATCCTATCAAATTCATCAAACCTAAAACCTATTCTCATTTCACATTTTTCGCCAATGTTGTTAAACCACCATCTAAAAATTGGTTCAAGTTTCATTTGTTCGGTGCAGTATCTTCTTGCCCAACTTGGTAGCCTTGTTTGTGTGCCTAAATCAATTACATCATCAAAACTTTTGCCTCTAACCCAAATAATTTCTTTGTGTGTGCCATACTACCAACGGCACGCTTCACAGGTCGTTTCTTGACCTAATTCGCGGCCTTCAAATGTTTTGTAAAAATCATCTACCGACCGGCCCCAAAACTTTTTTAATTCTTGCGATAGTTGCAGCGCAGCAACATAATTAGCTGGGTAGTAAATAGCTACTGCCTCAAAATCATCAGGCTGCATATTTTTACAAGGCAAGCAATTATTATGTTTAAAAATTCGCTTGCCATCCTTATCAACTATATCGTAAATTTTAGGATGCCAACCAATGTGCCTATCAACAATTTCAAAGCACCACTTCGCCATATGCCTAACGTTGGTGGCAAGCTGGACACACCGAACTTGCTCACCAACTTTTTATTATTTTGACTTATCTATTACGACGTAAATTGTATCAATAATTCTTCCTTGCCTTATTGTATCGCCGCCAAATTGCGCTCTCATTGACATATTCTTATCCAACACTTCAACTTTAGTTATAAAGCGGTCTGTTTCCCCACGATTACTAAACCAATTCTTACCTCTCGTTTCGTGGTAAGTAAGTTTTACTTTCCAACCATGTTGTGCTGCGCTATCAATTTGATTGATGATAGAAGTATCTTCATGGTCGTTATCAATAGAAAATTCAAAATCGTTCATTGTACTGTTCATTCCAGTTTGCGTAACATGCAATTCCCCTTCCCATGATTTCCAAATAATACCAGTTCGGGAAAATTGTGTTACTAAACCAATTCGCTCTCCGTTTGAATAATTTTCGGAGCAACTTGACATAAAGCCTGCCACCAACAAAAATGTTGCTGCAATAGCGGCTTGACGAATAAAACTCATCTTCATATATTTAATTTTAATTGTGAACAAAACTCATCGTCCGGTAATT